TCCTTCACGACTCGTTGCTCGAATGCAGATCTGGGTGAGAGTCAAACCATTTCTCGATAGCGGAGATTAGGTTGTTCGCGGCCACGGTGCTCCATCCGGGCAGCGACTCGAGTTCATTCCCGGCGTTCACGTAATCTACGAGCGGGCCGAGCGTTTCCAGCTTCATTGATTTCAGCGTCGCCCAGGGGCGATTCTGGAGTTTATAAATCTCGGGCCGCACGGCGATCGATCGCCACGGCGGCTGGTATGAGTTGGTCGGCGGAGCCGGCGGTGCCTCTGGCGGCTCGGGCGCAGGCTCGTCGGCCGCCGGTGCCGGAAGCGGCGACGGCGTTACCGGCTCGTCGGCCGGCGGTGCCCACTCCGGCGCCGGCGCGAACATCATCATCTGCTGAGAAGTTATTTCTTCATGGAGATCGTCGTCTATTTTCTCAAGCGCACGCCGCTTCTCGGCCGACAAAGTCTTCGCCGCCTCCCATTCAATCACCGCCTTTCGCCGCGAGCGTTCACGGTCCTGTATCATTGTCAGTTTGGCTGTCGCGGTTTCTGCGTCCATCAAGCACTCTCCTGTTTTCCGGCGTCGACGCATCCGCGGTAGTCCGCCAACGGTTCGCCGCCGGGATACACCCAGCAATTTTCAACTCGCGCGTGTATGCGGCCTTCCGACGAGTCGATATCAAACAGATCCCACGGGTTACGAACGCCGTGCCCTACCCAGCAGTCTCGCACCGTCACGTTCGGCGTTCTTGCCCGTGTTCCTGTTTCGTCGCACCAGCGCACCATATTCGGGCCAAGCAAACTATAGCCCTCGATCACCAGTGACCCGTTGCCGCGCACGACGGCATCCGGCGCCTCGGCCACCTTGCCGCCGATCATCCGCACGCAGCAGGGCAGGTCATTGACCTGGTCGAGAAGGCGTACCGACCCGGCCTTGTGATCCGTCTTCAGATTCCGGACCTCAAAATAGCCGTTAGTCCGGCCGATACTGGCCCTACCCCTATCGCCGAACCGCGTCTGTTCCACCCGGAGAATAGTAGGGCGGACCTCTGGGCTCCGCGACGACATCACGGCGAGGTCGTCGAAAAACCAGCAGCCACCGCCCCGAACGTCGAGCACCGTGTCGCACTGCTGCAAGACCGCATGCGTGACACGGTGCTGCATCGCCTGGTGGCCGAGGCTGCGCCACGCCGTAGTTGTTTTCCTCACGGTGGGGTTCTCCCAAGCACAACAGTCACAGTTGTTGTCGGCCGCGTCATCGGCGATCTGCCAGGCAACATCGCAGTGCTCGACCAGGACATTCGAGAATCGGTGCTTGCCGGCGCCGATCCCAGGGCGCAGCTTCCGAACCTTCACGCCGACGGACGGCTCGATCCCGTTATGCGGGCCGTAGATTGATAGATCCCGGAGCGAAAAATACGCGCCGAGAATCTCAATCAATATAGATGAGCCCTCGGCTCCCTGATCCCACTCGAACTTGAGGACCGTCTCCGAGCCACGGTGCGGGTGGCGGGGCCGGACGTACTCGCCCGCCGATACGCCGTGCATCAGGCCGCCGACCTTGAACGGAACGGTGAGAGTCTGCCCTATCGAAAAGTCTCCAGCGGCGAGCGATATGCCGGCGTCGCCGCGGTTCAATGCTGCCTGGATGTGCCGAGCCTCGGCAGCGGTCATTGCCGCTGCCTGTCTATTTGATAATTCCACTTTTTATTCTCTCGATCAGATCGGCTCCGCCCGTTTCGCCACTTTCGGCCACGTTTTGAAGCGCCAAAATACGTTTCTCGGCTACGGCCGGCGGCACGCTGTGAATCTCTGCGTAGATGGCAACGGCTTTTTCATAGGTGCTCATCTCAGCCGGAGGTTCAGCCTCAGCTGGAGGTTTCGGCGGCGGCGGCGGCTTACGCAGCTGCACTCGGTGCGGCGTGCCGGGCTCCGGTGCGGGGATGCGAGCGGGCAGGGCTGCTGATCTCTCCGGCATACGCATAGTAGCCACCACCTCCGGCCCGATATCGCTCAACTCGTCGGCGCTCTGCATCCCGAGCAAGACCTCCGGGCAATAGAGCCGAGCAAGAAACATCGCCGCTCGATATCTGAGCATTAGCTCCGGCATGGTCTTCCACTTCGAGCCTTCTCGGTCGAGCCATCCCTCGGCTTTTGCCAGCTTCATGCTGCACGTCGCCTCACACAGGTCCCCCGTCCGGCGATGCGAGGCGAACGCTTTGCATGTGAGGCCATCGTCGGACATCGCGTACTGGATCGGCCCGGCGAATGGCCCGTTTCTGTTTACAAGCGCGATTGCCAGCTTCGCCTCGAAGCCGGGCTTGCCGTGAATTACAAACATCCCCTGCATCAGCATGAACGGGTCGACCTGTAGTCTGATCGCCATTTGAAGCGAGATGAAACAGTTCTCTGGCTGCCCCCGAAACTGCTTCGGGACCAGCGCCGACCTGGAAAACAGCGTCGCCACTCTCCACATGTGCTCAAATTTCGCTGTGTCAAGCAGATTTCCGAAGGCGCTGTCGTCAGCGACAGCGACTGGAGTGCTGTCCGAATGTTCCGCCAGTGCCTGCGAGTCCGTCGCGTCAGGTGATGTGATAGCCCTTGAGATTTCGGACCTCCTTCAATTCTGTTCGGGTTTCAAATTCGACCGCCTCGGCCTGCCGCAGCTCGGACCATACGTCCGCTATTTTCGCGGCCATCGCGCCGCTGGGCATCTCTCGCCCGTGATGCTCGAGCCTCACTCGGCGGCGTATGGCCTCCTGCATTTTTGTCAGGCCGACCGTCACAAATCCTGCCATCTCCTTGTCATCGAATAGCCTGCACAGCGTTGTCCACGCCTTATCGGTGACGATGGTTCTTATTTTCTTGTCGACCAATCGCAACGCATACCCGTCGTCCGACAGCTGCGGCCCGTTCTCCTGCACAAACAGTCGCAGCGCTGCCCGCCCCTGCTTGACGGCATCGTCGAGCAGCGTCAGCCGCCGCCGGAACTCTACAATGTCAGTCGCTGCCATCTGCGATATGTCTACGTCGGCGATTGAGCGAACCGATTGACGAACCAATTGGCGTCGAGCAACGCACTCATGTTTTTTTGAGCAAATTGCACAATGGTCGCCGGGCACATACCGCTCATCGTCTCCAGCGACTCGGGCAATACGCGCGACGAATCCGTCTATCTCGTCGGCAGCCCAGGAATAGGTCTCTAGCTCTCCGTCTCTGACCCAACAGATATACGCCTCGACGCGCGTGCTGCGAGACATGCTCTCGGCATAAACAGGGAAGTCATTCTCGCCTGGCGGCCAGGTGGCCAAGGCGAGCGCGGCATACGCCTGTATCTGTGGCGTATAGTCGTCGGCACGTCGGCCGAATTTCCAATCGAGGACTCGCCTCGGATATGAGCACACAACGTCGGCGGTGCCGACTAGCTCCATGTCCCCGAACACCTGTTGCATTTTCTGCTCGACGCGGCAGTCGGGGAACAGCTCTGCGATCGACTCCGACCAGATCTGTGCGGCCAGCTCGGTCAGCCGGACGATTTCACCTCGCGGCGTGTCCCAGTATGAGGCTATCTGCCCGTAGTCAGGAGCGTTGCCGCGGATTATCTCCGCGATCGCCGCGTGGCACGCACTCCCTAGATTCGCCTCGGTGTTCCGGCCCTCGATTCTCACCTGTGCCGGGACCAGCGACCCAGGGCATCGCATTGCCAACGGCAGAGCACTCGGCCGTACACGGAGCATCTACCTATAGTACTAGGTTCCGGGGGCGACGGACACGCGACTACTAGGGAATCACATATGGGGCAGGCACTTTTTCGGGGCACAGCCATGGAATCTCCGGCGGCCCTGGTCGCCGCACAGGTGGCCCTCGAGGAACGATCCGTCGACTGGGGCGTGGAGCGATACCAGGCGATGCGAGCTGCGTGCATCGCACGCGGCGACGGCGCGTCGCTCAAAGCGTCCGAGCGTCTGATCATGCATTGGTGGGACCACATGGTCACCGCCGTCCGCGAGGAGCAGATGGCTATCCGGGCCGGCGAGCCCGGCCCGAACCGCAGCTCATATGGTCCATTTATTCTGATGCTGTCGCCGGAGAAAATCTCCTGCATAGCGCTGCACGACATCCTGTCTGCGTGCCTGGCCGCCCCCACCGGGACGAAGGTCACGGCGTTGGCACGGGTCGTAGGCGAGGCAATCAACAGCGAGGTGGCGCTGCACTGGCTGCGTCGCACCGGCCAAGAGCCTGCGTGGCGGGAGCTGACGAAGGTGCGGCTGACCGCCCGCACGAAACGGGTGCTTCAGGTCGCGAATCGGCACCAGGGCGGCATGCGGTGGCCCCTCACCAGCCGCCTGCACCTGGGCATAGCCTGCATGTGGCTGCTCGTATCGATCGCCAGCAGCACCGACTACGCCGACGATTGGTCACATTTCAAGTGCGCGTTTGAGTTCACTCGAGGCCCCGGCCGCGATCGCCTGCTGCGGCTCACCGACCACGCCTACGCACTCATTGATGCGGGCCATTTCGCCCGTCAGGCACTGCGTCCTGTACACATGCCTATGCTGACGCCGCCCGTGCCGTGGGCCGCATCAGGCCGCGGGGGATATGTCCGGCTGCGTGTGCCGTTCGTGCGGCGCCGCCGCGATGTCGATGACGTGGAGAGTGGCGAGGGCTGTGCGTTCAACGCAGTCAATGCGCTCAGCGCCGTGCCGTGGCAAATCAACCAGCCGATGCTCGAGGTCGTGTCGGCGATCGCGGAGGCTGGCGGCGGCGTGGGGCACGTCCCGCCGGCAGCCGACCTGCCGTTCCCCGTGAAACTCGACGACGACGAGGCGAGCCCCGAACGCCTGGCGATCGTCCGCGATATCCGCAAAAAAAACCACGGGTTCCACAGCGACCGTGCGACATTCGCTCGCATGATGCAGATTGCACGGCGCGTCCAGCACCGCCAGAAAATTTACTACCCTCACAATCTGGACTGGCGTGGCCGAGTCTATGCGATACCGCTATTCCTGCACCACCAGGGCCACGACGTGGCGCGATCGCTCTTACGGTTCGCCTCGGCCCGGCCGCTCGGACCTCGAGGTCTCGAATGGCTCAAAATCCACGCCTCGAATTGCTGGGGCCACGACAAGGTCACATTTTCCGAGCGGGTCAAATACATCGACGCGATGACGGCTCGCATCGTGTCCGCAGCGAGCGATCCACTCGCCGATCGATGGTGGGCCGAGGCCGAGAAGCCGTTTCAATTTATAGCCGCGTGCCGCGAAATCGCTGCCGCAATCGAGCACGGGCCGGGCTACCCGTGCCAACTGCCGGTCCAACAGGACGCATCCTGCTCTGGCCTGCAACACTACGCAGCCCTCGCTCGAGACGAGGTCGGTGCGTCGGCGGTCAACCTGTTGCCGGCGGCACGGCCGCAGGATCTATACAGCCAGGTCGCCGAGCTGGTCGCAGAAAAGGTTTCGCGTGACGCCGTGGCCGGCGTCGAATTGGCGCAGCGGATCGACGGCAACGTCACGAGGAAACTCGTAAAACGAAACGTGATGACCATGACATACGGCGTCACGCTGATCGGCATGCGGCTACAAGTTGAGGAACAGCTCGAGCAGATCGGCATCCCGCGCGAGCGGCAGTTTGGGCTCGGCGTGTACATCTCACAGATCGTGCGTGACGTGATGGCCCAGGCGGGCTGCCCCGGAGCCGAGGCGCTCATGGCCTGGTTAAGGACGGCGGCCCGTGCCATCTCGTCACGCGGGGCGTTTGTTGCGTGGACCACGCCGCTCGGGTTTCGCGTCGAGCAGCCGTACCGAAACCAGCGCCACTGCCAGCTGACTACGCTGGTCAATACCATGCACTTTTACGTTGACAAGGCGCCGCCGGCCGTACGAAAACACGTCCTGGGATTCCCGCCCAATTTCGTCCACAGCCTGGACGCCTCGCACCTGCTGATGGTTGCCGCCGCAGCCCAGGCCCGCGACATGGATCTGGCCACGGTCCACGACTCGTACTGGTGCCACCCGGATCGCGTCGACGAGATGCGGCAGTTGGTCAAAGCGAAATTCGTCAAAATGCATCGCGAGCCGATCATGGAACACCTGCGATCCGAGCTGTGCCGGTCAACGGATCTGGACCTAGACCCGCTGCCAGCCCCCGGCTCGTTCGATGTCGCCGCCGTCAATGACTCTGAATTTGCGCTGTCATGAGGGTGCCCACGTAAGTGCTGTGTTTTGTTATATTTACGAACACTAACCCGCCGCCATTTTCGATCGGCCGGATAGTGCAACTGGTCAGCCGTTTGCCGTACACGCACGTCGCCATCGCTTTCAACGAGGTGGTGCTGGACCCGTGGCCGAGCGTCGCGCTCTACTACCACCTCCCCATATACCTCGGGCAGCATCCGCGTTACATGGTCGCGGTGCCGATCGACCACGACCTGGATCTCCAAATTGCAACGCCGCGCAACACGCGATGGGCCACATGCGTCCGAGCGCTGAGCTGCGGCCTCACCGGCAGCGACGACTGCGTCTCGGTCGTCGCCAGATGCCTGCGGCAAGGCGGTCTGCGTGTACCGCACCACCTATATTCGCCAGCGCAGTTGGCCCGCTGGCTTGTCCAACGAGAGGGCTGCGCCGTATGCAACACCACGTACCCGATTTCGCCGACTTCACCTGCCCACCACTGACGGCAGATCTCGTCGAGGAGTTGCTGACCCGATTCCCGCCGCCGACGCCCAACATATCGGAACTCGCAACCGAAGCGGATCGCCTCGACCTCGCTTCTCGTATAGGCTGGGCGTCCTGCGTCGCGTGGATCGCGAGCCATCTCGACTAGCTAGCTAACCTCCCACGCCCCTTCTTGCAACACCGTCGCCTCCCTGGTGGGGGCTGGCGGCGGTGTAATAGGATCACCACGATCATGGCGACTATCCCACGCTACCTCGGGCCGCCCAGGTCCATTAATCGGCCGTATCTCGGCCCGCAACCGAAGCCATTAACTATTGCGGGCCAGTTTTCGCGCGACGATAGCAGCCGCGCCATGTTCATGGAGCGCGTTCGCGACTGTGCAGCGTTTACGGTTGCCTCGATCCTGCCGCCGGCCGAAGTTCGGTCGACGCGAGACAGGCTGCCGGAGAGCTACCAGTCGCTGGGATACATGGGCGTCAAAAACATACAGGGCCGGCTCCTGCTATCGCTATTTCCCGTCGGCATGCCGTGGTTCACATTCGCGCCGCCGCCGGCTCTGTTGCGCGATCCCGGAATGACCAACGACGTGATCACCGAAATTCAATCAGCACTGTACACCCGAGAGCTGATCATCCAGTCGCAACTGGACCGCACGAACTATCGAAAACAAATGCGACTGAACCTCGAGCAAATGATTGTCACCGGGAACTGCCTGTTCCAGGTGCTGGACTCGTACGAGATAAAAAGTTATCGCTTCGATCAGTATGTCTGCAAGCGGTACAGCGACGGCGACCTGCGGTACATCATCATCCATGAGATGATCGATCCGCTCACGCTAAGCGACGAGGAACGGGCCGCCGCGGATCTGACGCTCCGCACCGATGACGGCAGCGATGACGAGGTGGCGATCTACACCAAGGCCGAGGTCGACCGCGAGGCGGGCACCTGGCAGATCGAGCAAGAGGTGAACGAAACCGTCATACGCACCTCGACCGAGACCGTCTCGCCGTTTGTTGTCGGGCGGTACGACGAATTGCTCGGTGAGCACTACGGGCGTGGGCTGTGCGAGATGATCCTCGGCGATCTGCGGAGTTACGAAGGGCTGTCCAAGGGAATCCTGGACATTGGCATCGCAGCGTCCAGGCTGATCGGCGTCGTTGACAACCAGCAGGGCACGACGCGGATGCGGGACATCACGGACATCCCGAACGGGCAATTCATCGCCGGCTCTGTGCGATCTGGCGTTGCACAAGACGTTGCATTCCTCCAGGCGAACAAAACGTCCGACTATAGCGTGGCCCGGAACCATGCCGCAGATGTAGCCGCGCGATTAAACAAGGCATTCATCAACGAGGGCGAGACGCAGCCGACGGGCGAGCGTGTGACGGCGACGCAGATTATGCGTCTGGCACAGCACACGGATTCCACGCTCGGAGACGTATTCGCTGCCGTATCTGAAATTCAAGCGCCGTTCGTCCGGAGAGTTGTACATCAAATGGAGCGCGACCTGCTCTTGGGCGCTGTCGACAGCCAACTGATAGACACCAAAATCGTCACTGGGCTCGAGGCGTTGCGGCGCGGGCAGGACCTGAACAAGCTGATCGGCGCCCTCCAGGTCATCCAGCAGGTCCCGGAATTGGCTCAACGCATCGATCCCGAAACGCTGCTGCACCGACTCATAACGCTGACGGGGATTGACCCGGTCGGCCTCATTAAGTCGGGCGAACAGATGGACGCCCAGCGTCAACAGCAGATCGCCCAGAACGTGCAGGAGGCTGCCGGACGAAAAGCCATCGACGTTGTTGGCAACATCGCCGAGCAGCGCTCCGCCGCATAAACTAGAATGCCCCCCATGGAAACGATCACCGACGAACAGCAAAGCCTACTGGATGTCGCCGCTGCGGCGACGGATGCCAACGGCGCTTCGACTCTCGACGCGACGCCATCCGCGCCGAACGAAGAGTCGGCACCAGCGGCGGCACCAGAGTCGGCACCCGCGGCGACTGAAACACCCAAGCCGCTCGCCGGAAAATTCGCCAGCCAAGACGAACTGGAGAAGGGGTTCGGCAGCCTCGTTGAGAAAGTGGGTATGGAGGCTGCGTATCGGCAGCTGGCCGGGACGCAAGGAGCGAAGCCGGCGGGCCAATCGCTGACGCTTGAGGATCGAGAGGTGGGTGAGGATGCGACGATCGAGCAAGTACTGGACCTCGCCGGGTTGGACCGCGACGAGGTCGCGAATCAAATCGCCGAGAACGGGAAACTCACCGACGATCAATACGCCAGGTTAAAAAAGACCGCCAATCTGCCCAGAGGGCTCATCGATCAGCATCTGGGACTCCTCGTCGAGGCGGCGAAGGCCAGCTCGGCCTCGATCCGGGGCGACGCTATCGAGCTAGTCGGCAGCGAGGAGCAGCTCGAGAAGCTCCGGGAGTGGGCCAGCGCGACGCTCGACGGCGATGACCGCGCTTGGTTCAACGAGCAGGTCGGCCCCGGCACGACACGCAGCGCCTCGCAGCGTGCGATGGAATGGCTGGTCGGGCACCACGCCCAGGCGGTGGGAGCTGGGAATGCTCGGCCACTGATCGACGGCGCTGCCCCGGCGCCAAGCTCCGGCGCGGCGGGGTTTGCTTCAAGCAGGGAGATGGTCACCGCACTCACCGCAGCCAAGGAAAAGCACGGCGGAAATCCCACGCTCGACGCTACCTATATGGCGAGACTGCGTAACACCGAGCGATCGGTGATCGAAGGGCACAAATTATGAATCGTCACGATATCCTCCAGACGCTCGGGGCCGGGATCCGCCGGTATGTGGTGGTTCCTGGCGGCACATGGACCGCCGAGGTGGAGCACGACACCACGCACGAAATCCTGGGCCGGGTGGCCAACGCGGCCAACGAGGACGAGGCAATTGAGGCCGCGATTCAAATCGCGATCGACACTACGGGCATCGACACCACGCCGCCGGCTGACAGCTTCGCCGAAATACAGGCCCTGGTAAAAGCCCAGCAGGAGCAGATCGAGGAGCTGATGAGCCTGCATACCAAAAAGCCCACGCCTGAAAAAAAACCCAAATCCAAGGCCGCGAGCACGGCTAAAAAATCCCCGCTTCGCGCGCGACCTTGACCTGACGAACATCGAGACCTAGCGTCATTGATGATGGGCGGGTCGGATACGGCGCCATAACGGCCACCGACCGACCACGTCCGGGTGCATATCGAGTACGGGGCAGCCCCTGACTGCCGCCGGATACCCGCTCCAGCGGCCCGGCAGCACGACCGGGACACCTCTCCGAATCGTGAATTCACCGAACGGCGGCTGTCGTTCTACTCACCATTCGGAGATCAACTCATGCCTGCTAATGTAACGGTCGCGCGCGGCCTTCAAACCGGGAGCGATGAGCGCGCCCTGCTCCTGGATCTGTTCAGTGGACAGATTCTCGAGGCGTTTCATAAAACTAATGTGTTCTGGGACGGCAACTACGTCCAGCGTCAGGACCTTCAGCCAGGAGCCAAATCGCACCAATTCCCGCTTTACGGGGAATCGCCGGAAGACGCCTCCTACCACGTTCCCGGTCAATTTATCGACGGCGGTACGATCACCGTTGCCCAGAGCACCGTCGCCGTCGACGACATCCTAGTCAAGGCGTTAAATATTCCGTTCATCGACCAAGCGCTCAGCCGCTGGGATCAGATTGCCCCGGCGGCCAATGAAATTGGTCGAATCATGGCGGAAAACCTTGACAAGAAATTGGCTCAGTTGCTGTTGATCGCCGCTCGCACGGCTGCGGTCTCCAACGTCCACGCCGGCGGCAACACGGTGCAGCGCACGGCCGCGACAGAAGCGGCTGCGTACCCGATTTCCGCCACCGGATCCCAGAATTTCCAGGACGACCTGGCGACGATGGCCCAGTTGATGGACGAAGACAATATCCCGGAGACTAATAGGGTGTGCTTCGTCAGCCCGCGAACTCGCAACGTGCTGACGAAAGACACCACCGTCCTGATGAACCGCGACCTGGTGCGGGACGGCGTGAGCGACATCACCGAGCGGGCGATCACGCGGATCCAGGGGTATGACATTGTGCTGACACAGCACCTGCCAACCGCGAACCTGCTCACCACCGGGACCGGCCCAGCCAAATACCACGCGGACTTTTCGCTGGCGGGGGCTGTCGGCCTGCCGATCGCAATCTGCTGCCACAATATCCAGGGCCTCGCTGGTGCTGTCGGCGCTGTGCAGAGTGGGGGCTTTCATAATGTGATTGAGCCCGACGAACATCGAAACGTCACGTTCGTGAAGAGTCAACTGCTGTTCGGTGCTGACACGCTGGCCGTTTGGAATGCCGGCGAAATCCGCGTGAAACCTGCGTAATTAAGACCACGGGGCGGGCGGTCGCGTGGGGCGGCCGCCCTTCCTTCCTGATTGGAGATTAAATATGGCTACTTCGGTCCTCGATCCACAAGGCGGCTTAAAGGTCGTCGACACCGGCACAAACGCGACCGCCCTGGCCACGGGTCGCGAAGATTTGACCAAGGCGGACTACTTGGAAATTACGGTCAATGGTGCTACGCGATCAATCCAGGTGCTCGGCAAGAACGATGGGGAAACCCCGACCCGAGTGCCGATCACAATCGGTGGTTTGTCGGAGGAATTTCAGGCGTTTGTCGCGTCGGATACGTTGACGCGAGACGAGTCCGGCAAGACCTGCGTCAACACGGGTGCCGGCGGATTGGTCGCTCTGACGTTGCCTCAAGACGCTCACGCCGGGTGCAGGTTTCGTATTTGCCTGACCGTCGCGCAAGCGTTCCGCTTTTTGCCTGGGGCCGCGGGTGCAATCTATATCAATGGAGCGAAGCAGG